TCAGTGTCCACTTTGTGTCCACCTGTTGTTCAGCATCTTTTCAATTTCTAGAACTTTCCGAAGCATCCGCAGGGTGGATATGACCTTTTCAGTGTCGTATGTCCCCTGCCCTAGATAACCGTTAGGTGATGCGTCGACGGTGGCGCTCTGAATGAATTGATAAAACAGCACCACCAATTCAGCTTCGCTGGGCTCCAGTACGCCCAGTTGGCCTATGTGCGTTCGATAGATGAGGTTATGGTTTTCAGGCACCGGAACCTCGTAGGTCAGCGGAGCCACTTCTCCGGCTGTGAATGGCGTCGCACACGACAGACGAAGCTGAAGATCTCTTAGATCTCGCTCCAACTCTTCAATGTACATTTGCTCACGGATGAGATGAGCCAGAGCCCCAATCTCTGCAAAGATAGCGGCCCTCACACTCTTTTTAGTTCGTCTCGCTTCCAAAAAGTGGGGTATCAGTGCCAAGGCCGAACCTGCCAAAGCAGCGGCGGCCGTGATGCCAGAAACCCACACCGTAATCCATGCATCACCCATCGTTTTCTCTCTTTGCCAGCGGATTGAGATTGACCACATCAGCCAGGTGGCCCGGGCTGAAATGGGCGTACTTCTGCGTCATCGCCAGGGTGGTGTGGCCCAGGACGCGCTGCAGGGTCAGGATGTCGCCGCCGTTCATCATGTAGTGGCTGGCGAAGGTGTGGCGCAGGACGTGGGTCAGTTGGCCGTCTGGAAGATCCAGCCCGATCTGTTCCACCACTTTGCGGAAGAAGTTGTAGCCCGGCCGAAACGGCAGGGCCGCCTGCAGCGCTTCCTGCAGATCCTTGGTGATCGGAACGGATCTGTTTTTGCTGCTTTTCGTCTTGCTGTAGTGGATCAACCCACTGCGCACCTGGCGCGGCTGCAGCGCTTCCGCTTCGCCCCAGCGAGCACCCGTGGCCAGGCACACCTGGGCGATCAGCCCAGCATCGGATTCAGTGGCCGCCAGGGCCGTCAGCAGCGTGTCTATCTGGTCGCCCGACAGGTACGCCATTTCGGCTTCGTCGAACTTCAACGCCCGCACCTTCTCCAGCGGGTTTTCCCCTGACCACTCGCCCAAGCGCTCCAGCTCATTGAACACCGCACGCAGGTAGGCCAGTTCGTGGTTCAGCATGTTGGCGCTGATCGGCTTCGGCTTCTCGTCCGCCTTGCTGAGTCCGCGCCCGGGCTTCGCCCTGGTGTGCTTACCCTCGGCACGCTCTGCGCGGTAGGTGGCAAAGTGGTTTGCGGTGAACTTGAACACCTTGGGGTCGCCCATCCGCTTGGCCATGGCCAGCAGCAGGGCAAGACGTTGCTCGCCCGTTTTGAGGTTCTGCCCGTGCAGGGTGTACCAGCGTTCGATCAGCTCAGACAGCCGGCGCTCGTCCAGCTTGGGTTTTTTCTCGAACTCACCTTTTGCACCATCACCCATGGTGCGATTGAAGAACACCTGGGCTTCGTTTTTGGTGCGGAACTTTCGACGGATCCGTGGCCCGCTTCTGCCTTCTGGCCTGCAGTCGACCAGCCACCGGCCGTCTGCCTGCTTTTCGATTGACACGGGACTAAACCGGGCTGATCTGCCCGGCCTCCGGGGCGGTCTGATCGGCCATCAGCCACAGGGTGTACTTGGTGAAAGTCGGATGACTGGCGACCTTGGCCAGAGCCAGTCCACTGATATCAACCCGGCGGGCCAGCTCGTAGTTTTTCAGCGTGTCGAGGCTGAGCCCCACCAGCTCGGCCATCTGCGGCTGAGTCAGTTTTTCCCGGTTGCGCATCAGGCGCAGCTTTTCGCCCAGTTTCATGCTTTGCCCGCCGTATCGGAAACAACCGCGCTGATCTGCCCGCAGTCGGAACAGGTTTTCTCTGTTACCAGCCACAGCGCGTACTTCTCAAAGCGCGGGTGCATGGTGATTTTCAGCAACTCCGCTGAACTAACCGTCTTGCTACGGCCGTACTCGTAACCCTTCCAAGTTTCGAGCTTGATCCCCGTGATGCCACAAATCTCCGTCTGGGTCAGGCGCTCCGTCAGCCGCACTTCCTTGAGCTTTTGCCCGAGCTCCATTTTTTCACCCTGACTCATTACCCAATCACCGGGCTGATCTGGCCGCACTCGGGGGCAACTTCATCAGTCACCAGCCACAGCGCATATTTTTTGAAGCGCGGGTGCATGGTGATTTTGAGCAGTTCCACAGAGCTGACTGACTTGCTACGGCCGTACTCGTACCCCTTCCAAGTATTCAGATAGATCCCTGTCATTTCGCAGATTTCAGCCTGAGTCAGGCGCTCCGTCAGCCGCACTTCCTTGAGCTTGAGCCCGAGTTCCATTGCATCCCCTTGACCATAAGTGATGTGTATGTGTACCTTTGTGATGTGCTTGTGTACTTTTACTGCACATATGCCTAGGAGCTTATCAAATGCAGATCGCTATCGACACGCCATACACCACCGTCCGCGAACTTTCTCGGCGCACTGGCCAATCCGAACGGGCCATTCGCAACGAAATTGAGCGGGGTCGGATCTTGATCAGGGAAAAGAACGAAGGCAGCAAGGAAGCCGTGCTGGTGAACATGGTTCACCTGACCATGGAAGCCGCCGAGCAGGCCGAGCGCGTGCGCGGCCAGAACAGCACTACCACTGCCGCCCAGCACTAAGGGGGCGGTATGAACTTCGAGGACATCTACCGGCTAGACGTGATCCAGGCTCTGGAAAACGACCACCAGCTGGACTTCAAGGACGTTGGCGACACCTACCTGCAGAAGGGCGTCTGCCCGAAGTGCGGCCACCGCACCCTGTACGTCAGCCGCAAGCAGCCCTTTCAGTTGGCTTGCAACCGGCTGAACGAATGCCGCCACACCGAGAAAACCCGCGAGCGCTACAGCTACCTGTTCGAGAACCTGAGCGAGCGCTTCCCCAGTACCGAGGCCAATCCCACCGCCACCGCCGATGCCTACCTGCAACGCAATCGGGGCTTCGACACCAGCAAGATGAAAGGTTGGTACACCCAGGAACGCCGCAAGCTGGCCGACGAAAGCTGGGGTGACACCGTGCGTTTCCCGTTGTGCGACGGTTACTGGGAACGCCTGATCGACGCCCGCGCGGTGGCGCGCAACGACGGCAACAAGGCCGGCATCAAGTGGAAGATGAACTACAAGGGCCAGGGCTGGGTGCCACCGGGCCAGACCTTCGAGAAGTCCGACCGCGTGTACATCGTGGAAGGCATCTTCCACGCCGTCGCCCTGCACCTGGCCGGCTACAAGGCCATCGCCGCTATCAGCTGCAACAACTTCCCCTGGGAAATCATCGAGGCAAATCAGGGCAAGCTGATCACTTGGTGCATCGCCCTGGACAACGACAAAGCCGGGCGTGCGGTGGTACCCAAATACCTGGCGCAGATCCGCCAGATGAAAGAGATCGGCTGGGTGGTGCTCGGCGAACCTGGCCGTGACTGGGACGACGTATACCGCGACGGCCAGCTGGACACCGCCTACATGCTGGAAGCGGAGTACCAGGGTCGGCTTTTCACCGCCAAAAGCCCGCTGGACAAAGCCTATGTGATGCACACCAAGCGCAACCGGCCCTTCTACTTGGTGGAGTTCGGCAACTGCCTCTATTCGTGCAAGGTCAACGCTGGCGACCTGCAGCAGGCGCTTGGTGGTGAGGAGAAGGGAGGCTACCGCGACGACTTCAAGAAACACGCCAGCGTCGATCAGGTGGCCAACTGCGTGCCGCGTTTCGAGTACATCGAGCGAGACGCCATCACCGGTGAGCAACGGTACTTCTTCCGCTTCGACTTCCCGAATCCCCGGCTGAACTGCACAGAGCCCCTGCCACCCAGCGCAATCACAGAGCCGCGCGGTTTCACCAAGGCGCTGCTGGAGCGCACACCTGGCGGCATGTTCGAGGGTGGCGAGCGCGTGCTGGCCATGCTGAAAAGCGATTGGCTGCGCGACCCCAACACCGTGCGCACCCTGCCCTTCATCGGCTACGACGACGCGACCGCCGCCTACTGCTACCCCGCCTTCGGGTTCCACCGCGGCCGCGAGATCCTGACCAATGAACACGGTTTTCTGGAGATCAACGGCGAGGGCCTGAAAACCTCGACCCGCAGCTACCCGATTGTGCGCGGCGGTGACTTTGATCCCAGCTGGTTTGCCGACTTCCGGGCGGTGTTCGGGCTGAACGGGCTGGCGGTGCTGGCCTGGTGGCTCGGTTCGTTGTTCGCTCAGCAGATCCGCACCAAGCAAGCATCCTGGCCCTTTCTGGAGCTGACCGGCACAGCCGGTGCCGGCAAGTCCACCTTGCTGCGGTTCCTCTGGCGCTTGTTCGGACGCCGCAACGAAGAAGGCATAAAGCCCAGTGGTAGCGGCGCTTCGGCTATCGGCCTGCTGCGCGCGCTCGGCGCAGTAAGCAATCTGCCCGTGGTGCTGTTGGAGTCGGACAAAGAGGTTATCGACGCCCAAGGCCGCACGACGACCGTGCAGTACAACTGGGACGAGATCAAGCAGCTATTCGACCACGACGCCAAGCTGCGGGTGACCGGCGTCAAAAGCACCAACAGCGACACCGAGGCGCTGCTGTTCCGGGGCTCGGTCTGCATCTCGCAGAACACCAACGTGGACGGATCAGAAGCGATCATTACCCGCATCGTCTACCTGCACCTGACCACCGAGCACCACCGGCCCGAGCTGGAGCCGCTGGCCAACCGCCTGAAAGAGTTGGAAGTGGAGGATCTGGCCGGTTGCCTGCGCGCCATGCTGACCCAGGAAAGCACCTGGCTGGAGACTTACTACCAGGCATACGACCGCTATAAGCAGCGCTTTCAGGCTGTGCAGGGCCTGAAACACTCCCGTGTAGTCCAGTGCCATGCCCAGGTGATGGCAGCCGCCAAGGCTTCCCAGGCGCTGTTCCCCGCCTGGTCTGACAAAGATCTGGAGGCGCTGGCCCAGCATCTGGATGGTCGCGCCCTGGAGAGGCAACAACGCTGCAGCGCTGAAAACCGCACGGCCGCCCAGTTCTGGCAGATCTACCAGTTCCTGAACGAAGACGTGGTGACGATCACCGAGGGCGGCGAAACCCGCGAAGAGATCCGCGAAACGCTCAACCACAGCGCCGACCCAAACCTGATTGCCATCAATCTGGAGCACTTCCAGCAGGCCTGTCGCACCGCAGGCCAAGAGATCCTTCCGGCCGCGCTACTGCGCCGTTATCTGCCACAGAGTTCCACCTTCAAATTTCTGGAGACGCGCAAAGTCCGGTCACGGATCGAGAAGCGCCCCCTGAACTGCCTGGTGTTCCTGAAGCGGGGGAATGCCTGATGAAACTGGGGGTGAATATGGCCCTGGATGCCTTCCTAGGGTGTGTTTTGCGCTTTTGCGTATTGGCAAGAAACGTCCGGAACAATTGGAACATTAATAAATTAGAGACTGAAACACAGATAAACCAAGGGCTTGCGGGGGGAGAGCTGTTCGAAGCAAACCGGAACACGCTGGAACAAACCGGAACAAATTTGTTCCGGCATGTTCCGGGAATGTTCCACTTTCCAATCTCTGCCGGAACAGGCTGCAGCCTTAGTGCTGCGGGGCTTACAGCCATCTGCAAGGAAATCATGTTCCGGCATGTTCCGGCCTGGTGGAACATTGATCAACTAGCTGAAAGCCACGAACTGCGCGGGTTTCAGCCTGCCGCCTTGGGGTGTGTTCCGGATGTTCCGGACGTTTCAGGGGTACACGCAGCGTTTCACTTTGTTCCGCCTTCCAGAACGCCGCCAAGGTGCCCGCCATGGCCGAACTGAACCCCGACGACGAGCACCGCCGCGAGTGTCTAGCGCGCCACATGCTCCGCAACTGGACGTTCGACGAGATCCGCGACTGGCTGAAAAAGCCCAAGAGAACCGAGGCCTACCGCGAAGACATGCGGGCCAGGCTGAACCGACTGAAACAGGAGAACCGCAAACGATGAACGCAATCACCCAAGCCCCACAGCGGTGCCCGCTGGATGCCGAGGCAGCCCTGGACTTTCCCCGCTGGTGGCAGCGCGCTGCCCAACTGGTGGAGCTGCCGCTGGGCCAGCGCGGCCTGGACGTGGCCGGCACCGGCCTGGCGCAGTTGCTCAAACGCCTGCAAGCCCTGGACACCCCACGCCGCGCCCTGCTGCTGACCATGGCCTGCATGGCCAACCCACAGCGCGCCGACTGGCTGCAGGCCGAAGTCGGCATGCACGTCGGCCAACTGACCGCCGCCGACCTGGGCCCCGAGGTGTTCCAGACGCTGGTCGGCCTGCTGGCCACTTTCAAACCCACCCCAAGCAACTGAGTAGGAGCAAACGCCATGCAAAACGAACTGCAGGATCTGGAGCATCAGCTGGCCATGGAGGCCTTCCGCGACTTCACCCGTGGGCGCATTGCACCCCACCTGTTGGAGATTGACGGCCAGCGCTTCACCCACGCCACCGTCCAGTTGGTGTTCGAGGCCTTCTGCACCGGCCGCGCACGCACCGTGGGCCAGCAGCTGTACGCAGGCATCAAGGAATCCAGCAAATACCACTCGCAGATCGAATGGGGGAAACAGTCGGGCTATGGCTACCCCTTCCCCGTTCGCTTCCAGCCCGATCCCTGCGGCTATGTGATCAAGGGCGGCGTCGGCGGCCAGTACCGGCTGGAAGACGTCGAGCTGTACGTGATCGAGGACGGCGAAGCCAAGGCAGTGCTGCTGTGATCGTTTACTTCTGCGCGAACGGTATCAGCTGCGAGATGGGGCTGCCGTCGGTCTATCTGGAGAACGCCCGGGCCGAGGATCTGGCCGAGCTGGCCGCCGGCATGTTCTGGCGTGAGCGCCAGGGCGAAGCCCCGTCGCTGGTGACGCTGATCCACCTGCAGGACGTGGACGGCAAAGACCTGGGGATTTTCGAGGTTCGGCGCGATATGCGCCCGATATTCACCGCCACGGCACTGCCGGCGGCGTGAAGGAACGGCGTCGAGGAACGGCAATTCCCCGACGCCAACCACCACTTAGGAGATACGTGAATGCAAGCACAAACCCTTAGCAGCAGCGCGGTGAAGGCTACCACAACCGCCTTTATCGGCCGTGCCCTGATTGGCTATCAGCTGCAGCGCAGCCCCGCCGCTCGGATCCGCCTGGAGACTGCCGCCGACCTGGCCCGCCACCTGGGCCAGTTGAGCGAAGGCGATGCAGCGGTGATTGCCGAGCAGCTGGCAAAGCCCTACCGCCACCAATCCACCCCCGTCAATGAGGTTTCCCATGGCTAACCGCTTTCTCCGTGGTTGCGGAGAGGATCTGAAACGCCTGGTCAGCTTCGCCCAGTCGGCTGGCTGGGCCGTGCAGCAGACCCGGAAACTGCACCTGAAATTTACCAAGCCAGGCCGCCAGCCGGTGTTCACCAGCGGCACACCCAGCGACCGCCGCGCCTGGCTCAACGCCAAGGCGCAGCTGAGCCAGGCCGACAAGCTGGCAGGGGGTGCAGCGTGCTGATGCTGAACGGCCACGACGTGAGGGTGTGCGAGGCGCGGCTGCGCCAGGCACGTGCCCAGCTGGCGGTGCCGGCGAACTTCGTCATGGTGGAGGCCACCCAGGTGGTGGAGCTGTACACCAGCTTCGGGGTGGTGCAGCTGCCGCTGCCTGCCGGGGAGTTCATCGTGGGGATGGAGGATCCGGCCGGGGTGCGCCGCTTTGGGGTGGTGCGTTTCGAGGGGATTCCAGACGACGAAGGTTGGCACGTCGATTAGGTTTAGCGGCTAAATTTCGGGGCGCAGATGCGCCCCTTTTTTATTGCCGCAATTCAGATACCAAACCCAATATTGGGATTTAATAAGCACGGTATTAAAACACCATACCGAATATATTCCTGATCACTTAATCAGGCTTCACACCTCTGCAACCCTTGCAAACCCTGAATTGTCCTTTTGTTCCTTTGTACTTATGTACTCAGTACAATAACTAATTACTTAATTATTTAACCGCTCGTCATTTCGCTATTTCGTTAATTAGCGATTCAGCTAAATTGACAACCCAACTTAGGAATTCAGGAAACCCCTAGAAGCCCCACCTAGCAAGGGTTCAAACCCTAAGTTAGGAATTGAAAACCTTTCATTCCCTCACATCGAGAACCAAACGCGAAAGATAAAAAAAGTGCTTGACCGCACAAATTTTTAATAAGTAAAGTTCGCCCCGATTGAATCTGCCCAGCATGGAGTAAGCGGCAATGGACGAACAAAAAAACAGCGTTATAAATCCACGTGATGAAGTCGAGGAAGTGGCCCAAGTTATAAGTTTTCTTGGGCGCGTGATCGGCGCTGTTGCACTGGATGATTATGAGCGGGTGGGGGCGCAGGTGGTGGCCGAGTGGTCAGCCGAGCGGCTGCGGAATTGCTCCGCAGCGATGGGTCAGGCGGGCAGCGCGCCCAGTTGATCGAACAGCTGGCGCTGTTGTGCCGGCGGGAGTTGGCGGAGGCGGTCGAACAGCAACTGGTCGATGGCCCCCGCAGCAGGCCGAAGGGCATGCGAGTAGGTGAGATTCATCACGAAGGTGTGCCCACACTTAGGGTCAAGGCACTGGCAGTACAGGCGGGCAAATTCCACCGACAGTTCGTCGCGTGACCCGATCCGGGCTTTCCCCTGACATTCCTTGCAGTAGATCCGCAACGTATCTCCCTCCCCCGAAGGTGTTCGCACGGACACTATTCTGCCACAACATCTAGTGGCTAACTGCATCAGCGAACCCAACCCGTCGATCTTGGCGCAGTACGGCATTGACCTGCAGGAACAGCTGGCAGATCGGCCGAATCTCGTTGTTGGTGTACACCCTGTCGATCTTTTCGATATCGCCAAAGCCGCCGGCATTCTCCGGCATGATCCCCGCCAGGGCGGGATTCATGCGCCAGGCCGCGATCACGTCCGCCCGGGTGATGTTCTTCACCCGCTCGAATTCGTCTTTGGTGGCCACGTCGCCCACGGGGATGATCTGAATGGCTTTCTCGCCACCGTTGGGAATGTTGACGAACATCGAGCGGAAATTGCCCACGCCCTTGCTCGCGCTGATCTGCGCTTTCAGGGCGTCCTCGTCTTCTTCGGATAGGTCGGGATCGTTGGTGTAGAAGATGAACCCAGCGTGCGCGCCGTTGTTGTAGTACCGGCGACGGAACAGGGTGGCGGACTCATTCAGCAGCAGCGAATGCAGGCCGCCCAGGTAGTCGGGCACGCCGTACACGTCCTGTTCCACGTCGTAGTCCATGACGTGTTCCACCTCGTCTTCGGCAAAGTGCAGTTCCTGCCCGTTGGGCAGCAGCATCACGAAACCGCCACCCACTTTGCGCCGCATGTTGATTGCCGGCAGGTGCCGCAGCTCAAGCACCTGGCCGATGATGTTGCGCAGGCGCTGAAAGTACGCCTCACCGAACACCATAAAGTCGAGCGCTGCGCGCCCCATGGTCTGCGCGCTGCAGCCGGCCGATGGGATGAAGTCACGCAGCAGCAGGTTGCGCTTGAAGCGCGGAATGGTGCCGTGGTGGGCGTTGGCGCGCAGTAGCCTGGCCAGCCCTGTGCGCGACACCGGGGGCGTGTAAATGCGTCCGTCGTCGCTGGCGAACACGCCCAGGTACTCGCCCATGTTGCTGGCCAGTACCGATTCCGGAGCCCCGAACGTGAAGGCCCGCACGTGCTTGGATGGTTGCGCCTGATGTTGCTGCGTTTGCTCTGCCATGGCTGCCCTGTTCGAGTGTCGAGTAGCGGCTGCGACGCCGCTTGTTGGTGTTTAGGGGTTCGTGTGCCAGCGCGTGCATCACAGCCCAGGCCACGTCGGCGTGGCCGGTGGCATCGGTGCGTGACGCGCTGTAGGTGATCTGGCCGCTGGCCGTGGCCCCGCGCTTGATCGTGAGGAAGGCGGCCGCGATATCGTTCCAGCCGGCGTCCCATTCGATGCGGCTGCCCTGGATCGTGTCCTGTGCTTTCAGTACCAGCGTGTTTTTGGTTTCGAGGCTGTAGTGGATCGGCGTGGCGCGCGGGAAGAAGTCGCGCACCAGATCGAACACCCCATAGCCCACCCCGGTGATGTCGATCCCGATGTGCTGCACGTTGAAGCGCTCGCACAGTTTCTTGACCTGGGCGGCCTGGTAGGTGAACGAATGCCCCCGCCAGCTGTGCTTCTCCAGAATCCGGAACCGCGCCCCGGGCTCCAAAGGCGGGGCCACCACCACGCAGGTGGCATCGTCGCGGGTGCGGCTGGGATCGTAGCCAAGCCACACCGGGCTGTTGCCGAAAGGCCGCTCTGCCTTCGGATCCGGATCGTAGTCAGCCCACAGGCTCTGGTCTGAGTAGCAGCGTTCAAGGTCGGACAGGGTGAAGACGCTTTGCGTGCTGTCGATGAATTTGCACATGTACAGCTGGTCGAAGCGGTCTTCGTCGTTTTCGAGGCGCAGGCGGTCGATATCGAACAGATCACAGCCGCCGGCTGCCGCGTCTTCGATGGTGATTTTCTTGCGCCACTGGCCATCCGGACACAGCGCGCCCTTGTGAATGGCGGCCTCGCTCGGCCAGTCCTGCCCCAACTTTTTGCCGCGCTTGCTGTTGCGGAATTCCTCACCCGTCCAGAACGGGTACGCCTGGTGGGTGACGGCGCTGGGTGTGGAAAAGTAGGTTTTGCGCCACTTCTTGTGCGAGGCCATGGCCCCGGCCAGGTTGTTCAGCTTCTCGAAGTCGCGGATCCAGAAATATTCGTCAATGTAGACGTGGCCATGGTGGCCCTGGGCGGTGCTGCTGTTGGTGGAGAGAAACCGCAGCTCGGCCCATGGCTTGCCGTCTTTGCTCAACACAATGGGATTGCCGGTCAGCTGCAGGCCGAACCATTCAGCGGCAAAGGTAATGATGTAGCTGCGGAAAATCTCGGACTGGGCGCGGCTGGCAGACAGGAACATCTGGTTGTCACCGGTCAGCACCGCGTCCATGAATGCTTCGGCGGCGAAGTAGTAGGTCAGGCCCACCTGCCGGCTTTTCAGGATGTTGCGGATCCGCGCGGTAAGCGGGTTTTTCTTCGCCTCGAACAGCTCCAGCTGATAGCCGAACATCTTGCTGGTGAACTTCTCCAGAAAGTCCACTTCGCCCAGGCCGGTGACGTCGTTCTTCGGTTTCTTCTCCCGGCGCTGTTCGCCCCGCTCGCCCTTGTTACGGCGTCCACCGCGCTGCCCTTCGCCACCCTCGCCCCGCTCTGGCTGCGCCTCACTGGCGGCCGGGTGGGCAGGCTTGGCGCTCTGTTTCAGCAGACGCTCGCGGATGGTGGTCAGGCGGTCGAGTTCGTCCAGCTCGCCTTTGGCCAGGGTGCCCTGCTTTTCCAGCAGCAGGGTGATGCGCCGGCTGACGGCGGTCACCGGTTCTTCGTCCGTCAGCATCTCGTCCCAACCGCCACGGGCAATCCAGTAGTAGACGATCCGGACGTTGGGCAGCTTGAGCTGGGCCTGAATTTCGCGCGGCTTGCAGCGGCGCAGGTACAGGCGCTTAGCGGTTTCTTTGACTTCGACTGAGTAGGGCATGGGCCGCAGTCTATGCGGCAAAAAGGCCAGGAACGCGGCCTGTTATTCCTACCTATTCCTATTTTTATCAGCTAGTTACAGATCAAAGTTAAAGCGTTTGTTTAGGTGTTGGGCGGTGCCTATGGTGGGGGCTACTGAGTCACCCCCGACCTGTCGCCACCAACAGCCGAGCAGCCAGAACAATGTCCCAGCCCCTGACCACCGGATGGATTCAAGTCGCTACCAGCGGTGCAACCATCGACGGCCGCACCATCGACGCGCAGGACTTGCGCGATATGGCAGAAACCTATTCCACGGCCACCTATACCGCCGTGATTCGTTTCGAGCACATCCGTTACTTCGGCAATTTCGGCACCGTGGAAGCGCTCAAGGCCGAGGATCTGGACAACGGCAAGGTGGGGCTGTTTGCCCAGCTGCGCCCCAACGCCCGACTGCTGGAGTTGAACAAGGAAGGCCAGGCGCTGTTCACCAGCGTGGAAATCACCCCGGACTATGACGGCAGCGGCAAGGCGTACATGAACGCCCTGGCCGTGACCGACGAGCCCGCCAGCCTCGGCACCGAGCGCCTGCACTTCTCCCGCCGCAAGTCCAACCCCGACAACTTCTTTGCAGCCCCTGTGCGCCTGCCGGATCTGGACGAGTGCCTGACCGAAGACGACGCCGAAAGCGCCGGGCGTGCCTTCTTCGCCAGCCTGGGGCGCTTGCTGCCGGGCTTCAACAAATCCCCCGCAACCCCCAAAGACGAGAGCACCCCAATGGATCCGAAAACCGTAGAGGCCTTCACGGCTGCGGTGGACAAGCTCGGCACCGTGGCGACCAGCCTGGCAACGAGCGCCGCCACCTTTGCCGCCCAACCGGCCGCCCCGGCAGCTGCCGCCGCGCCTGCTGCTGAGCCTGCCAAGGGCGAAGGCGAACAAACCCCAGCCGTCAGCGCTGAGCAGTTCGCCAAGCTGCAGGAAGGCCTGGAAGGCCTCACCAAGATGTTCAACACCGCGCTGAACCAAGGCCAGGGCAAAGACGTGCCGGCCACCACTGGCGCTCACGACAACCAAACCGAGGCCGTGTACTGATATGAGCCTGAGCAATGATGCCCGCTTGAAATTCAGCGCCCTGGCAGTCGCTATCGCCGCCACCTATGGCGTGCAATCGGCCCGCGAGGAATTCAACGTCACGCCGTCCCTGGCGCAGACCCTGAACGAAAAGATCACCCACAGCTCGTCGTTCCTGCAGCGAATCAATGTGCTGCCGGTCAGCGAGATCAAGGGCCAAAAGGTCATGCTGGGCCTGACTGGGCCCGTCACTGGCCGTACCAACACCAACAACGCCGACCGGGTGCCGCGCAATGCGGCCAGCCTGGACGGCCAGGGCTATGAGCTGTTCGAGACGCACAGCGACGTGGCGCTGAAATTCGCCACCATCGACGCCTGGGCCAAGTTCCCGAACTTTCCGCAACGCTATGCCGCCGCCGTGCAGAAACAGATCGGCCTCGACCGCATCATGATCGGTTGGAACGGCACCAGTGTGGCCGCCACCAGCGACCCAGTGGCCAACCCGCTGCTGCAGGACGTGAACAAGGGCTGGCTGCAGATTGCCCGCGAGCAGGCCCCGGAGCAGGTGCTGACCCAAGGCGAAAAAGTCGCCGGCAAGATCCAGATCGGCGCGACTGGCGACTACGCCAACCTTGACGCCCTGGTGCATGACGTGTCGCTGATGATCGAGGAAGAACACCGCGACGGTGGCGACCTGATTGCCATCATCGGCCGCGATCTGCTGGCCCATGACAAGGCCAAGCTGTACGCCAAACAGGGCGACACCCCGACCGAAAAAGAGCGCGTGGAAATGGCCCAGGTGGTTGCCACCTACGGCGGCCTGCCGGCGTACACCTGCCCGTTCTTCCCGGCCAAGGGTGTGGTGGTTACCAGCTTCGACAACCTGTCGATCTACTTTCAGGACAGCAGCTGGCGTCGCCACATCAAGGAAAACCCGAACCGCTCGCAGACCGAGGACTTCAACGCCCGTAACGAAGGCTACGTGATCGAGCAGCTGGGCAAGTTCGCGGCTATCGAAGCCGCCGCCGTGGAGTTCGTATAACCATGATGAGCCCGGCACTTGCCCACAAGCAGCGCATGCTTGAGCAAGGCCGGTCTGCCAACCGCGCGGTGGCGTACAGCCCCGCAGCGGCCCTGGCAGGCCCGGCCAACGCGCAGAAACATCTGGCGCTGATGACTTCGGCCCTGGCCGAGGATCTGGCGCGCCTTTCCGATATGAATTCGATGGGCGACCGCCAGACCGTCAAGCGGGACGAGCTGCTGCCCAAGTACCTGGACTATGTGCAGCGCTACCGCGAGTCGGGCCTGAACCACCCGAATCAGGTGCTGATGCAGGTGCTGGTCTGGCTGTTCGACACCGAGCAGTTCGAGGCAGGCCTGGATCTGGCGCTGTTCGCCATCGAGCAAGGCCAGGAAATGCCGGCCCGCTTCAAGCGCGACGTGCCCACCTTTGTGGCTGACGCGCTGATCGACTGGGCAGAAGCCGAGCACAAGGCCAAGCGCAGCCCCGAGCCGTACCTGTCGCAGCTGCTGCCCTACGTGGACGGCTACTGGGCCGAAATCACCGCCGAAGAAGGCACCCAGCTGCCGACGGCCTGGAAGCTGTTCGAGCGCATCCCGGCGCGCTTCCACAAGCTGCTGGGGATCCTCGCCATGGAAACCGAGCAGTGGGCGGACGCCATCGACCACTTCGAGCGAGCGACCGCGCTTTATCCGGAAATCGGCGTGAAGACCCGTTCGGACGACGCCGCCAAGGCCCTGCGCAAGCAGCAAGCCGAGCAGGCCAAAGCCGACGAAACCCAGACCACCTAACCGACTACCCCCCCCAGCGGGGGCCTGCCGAAGCCATGGCCCTGTGCCAATGCCTGAAAGCAGCCACCCCCGCCCCTATTCGATGGACGGCCAGCAATGAGCTTTTCCGGCAAACCCACCACCCTGGTGGAGCGCGCAATTCCCAACGACGGGTTCTGGCCCGACCTGGGCGTGAGCGAGTTCCAGACCGGCTACCGCCTGCCGGCGGAATACGTGGTGGATCTGCTGGCCGACGGGATCACCAACGCCATGGGCGAGGTGAACCGCGACCTGGCCAAGCGCAAAGCCGCGTGGCAGGCCGCTGGCATCAGCAACGTGGAAACCGCCGACACGCAGGTACTGCCGGAACGTGCCTTCTACGCAGCCACCTACAAGCGCGCCGTGTACTGCCGCGCCAAGGCCTACCTGCTGCAGCAGTTCGCCACCGTCAACCGCCGCGAATCCGCCGAAAACCTGGCTAAGGAAAGCACCGAAACCCACGAGGTGTTCCTGTCTTTCAGCCAGCAGGCGGTGCGCCTGATCCAAGGCCGTGGCCGCATCACGGCGGTGCTGCTGTGAACAAGCTGCGCGAACTCACCAGCCACCTGATCGAGCGCCGGCTAGTGCTGCCGGAACAGCTGGACAGCTGGGCCGAGCAGGTGACCCTGCCGCTGTACTGGAAGCACACCACGCAGGGCCTGCACATGGGCGACATGCGCTACCGCGCGGTGATCGTGCTGGAGCGCTTCGCCGACCACCCCGGCCGCCTGATGGCGCTGGTGGGTTCCTGGCTGGAAGCCAACGACCCAGGCCGAGAGGATGACGCGCTGCCGGCCCCCACTTTCGAGATTGATCAGCTGGACGCCGACACCGCCGACGTGGAGCTGCAGCTGGACTTCATCGAGCCGCAGCACCTGGCCGAGGATCCGGATGGCGAGATTGAAGCCTTCGGCAAGCGCTGGGCGTTCGTGCCGTTCGATCTGTGGATTGCCGACGACGGGAGGGTGACCGATGGCCGCACCGACCGTTGATTTTGACGTGCGCGGCATGCTGGACGCGCAGCAGACCCTGGAGCTGTTGAACCTGCCGGCAGCGAAGCGCCGTCGGCTGCTGAACAACGCCAGCAAGCGCGTGCGCACCCGCAACCGCAAGCGCATCAGCGAGCAGCGCAACGTCGATGGGACGCCCTTCGAGGCCCGCAAGGCGGGAGGCAAACGCAAGATGATGCGCGGCCTGGGCAAAACCCTGCAGGTGGTCAGCCTGACCGCCGACGAGGCGGTGCTGGGCTGGGGCAACCGGCTGGTGGCGCGCATTGCCGCCGACCACCAGCACGGCCGCCCGGAAACGATGAGCGCCGCGCGGATGCGCCGGCTGGGCAAAACCCCGGACTACAACGCCCCGGCCACCCGCCATCAGGCCCGCGCGCTGCTGAAAGCCGGCTACCGGATCCGCAACGGCAAGCGCTGGAAGCGCCCTTCCAACGGATGGATTCAGGAAAACCTCACCAGCGGCAGGGCGGGGCTGATCCTCGCCAAGCTGGCCGGCGACACCAAGAAACAGCGCTGGCAGATCGAACTGCCAGCCCGCGCCGTACTGGGCGCAGACACGCAGGACGTGCGCGAAATCGTACGCACGGTACTGCAGCAAACCCTCAACGCACCCCGATAGCGAGGCCTCGCATGGCTCAAGGCAAAGTCAGCGTCTACAACCTGAATCTGGGTCAAGGCCCAGTCACGGAAATTGAACGCTATTTCCTCTTTATTGGCCTGTCGGCGTCCAACGTCGGCGAGCTGATCCCTTTGAACACCCAGAGCGATCTGGACACCGAACTGGGCGCAGCCGCCAGCGACCTGAAAACCCAGGTTGCCGCCGCTCGCCTGAATGGTGGCGACCGCTGGGCCTGCATGGCTCTGCCGATTGCCGCTGCGGCCGATTGGGAAACCGCGCTGGATGGCGCTATGCAGCAGGGCGTCACCGTGGAAGCGGTGGTGATCTGTTCGCCCGTGGCAACCGGTGCCGCGCTGGAAGCCCTGCACGCCAAGAGCGTGGCCATCAATAACCAGTATGGCCGCCGCCTGTTCGTGATGGCCGCCACTGAGGGCATCGACCCGCTGCTGGACTGGAACGCCTATCTGGCCGAACAGCGCGCCATCACCCAGGACATTCTGGCCCCGCGCGTGCTGGTGGTGCCGCAGCTGCATGGCAACGACCTGGGCGTGCTGGCTGGCCGCCTGGTCAATGCCGCCGTGAGCATTGCCGACAGCCCCATGCGCGTGGCCACGGGTGCCCTGCTGGGCCTCGGTGAAACCCCGGTGGACAAGGACGGTGTGCCGCTGCCATCGGCGATCCTGGCCGAGCTGGACAAGGCCCGCTTTTCGGTGCCGCAGACCTACCCGGATTACCCGGGCGTGTACTGGGGCGACGGCAACATGCTGGACGCGCCTGGCAGCGACTTTCAGGTGGTGGAATACCTGCGCATCACCGACAAGGCCGCCCGCCGTGTGCGGATCCTGCTGATCCAGCGCGTGGGCGACCGCCGCCTGAACAACACCCCCAACAGCATGGCCGCCAACAAGTCGGCGCTGATGCGCCCGCTGCGGCAGATGGCCAAGTCTGTGCTGTTCGCCGGCCAGCAGTTCCCCGGCGATATCGAGCCGCCGCAAGACGACGACATCGTGCTGGTGTGGATGAGCAAAACCAAGGTTGAGGCCTACATCAAGCTGCGGCCGTACAACTGCCCCAAAGACCTGACCGCAAACATCGCCCTGGATCTTTCCAACGGCGACGAGGAGTAAGCACCCATGGCCCGAATCGGCGGCATGAACTTCGACGTGAACCTGGGCGATCTGCAGGTGCACATCGAGAAAGCGACCCTGGATATCACCGACAACACCGCAGTGGCACAGACCGGCGGTGTGCCGGATGGCCACGTGGATGGCGACGTTTCCGCCAGCGGCGAGTTCGAGCTGGACAGCTCCAACCTGTCGTTGCTGATCGAGGCGGCACGCCGCGCTGGCAGCTTCCGCAAGCTGGAACCGTTCGACACGGTGTTTTTCGCCAAGGCTGGCGAGGACGAACTGCGCGTGGAGGCCTTCGGCTGCAAGCTGAAAGTGTCCAGCCTGCTGGATATCGACCCCAAGGGCGGCAGCAAGAGCACCCACAAGGTGCCGTTCGACGTCACCAGCCCGGACTTTATCCGCATCAACGGCGTGCCGTACCTCGACGCTAGCGAGATCGAGGGCCTGCGCTGATGGCTGACTGGGTAGACCGGGCGCTGGAACGCGAGGAACTGGAACTGGAACGCGCCCTGGCCGCCCAGCTTGCCAGCGCCAAGCCTGCCGGCCCGAGCCTGCCCGAGTGCGCCGAATGCGGCGACGAGATCCCCGCCAAGCGCCAAGCGCTGGGAGGGGTTACCCGCTGCGTGCCATGCCAGACCACTTTCGAGAAAGGAACCCGCCGATGAAGACGAGCCCCTGGCCGAACTTCACCTACGCCGAACTGCGCTGCAAGTGCGGCAAGTGTGGCAGCGATGGCAGCGAGATGGATCCGGCCTTTATGGCTGAGCTGCAGCAGCTGCGCACGCTCTACGGCAAGCCCATGACGCTGAGCAGCGCCTACCGCTGCCCGCACCACCCAGCGGAGGCGAAGAAGCGCGAACCGGGCGAGCACACCACCGGCATGGCCGTGGACATTGCCTGCCGTGGTGCCGATGCGCTGCAGATCCTACGCCTGGCCATGACCCTGAAATTCACCCGCGTGGGCATCAGCCAGAAAGGTGCCGGGCGATTCATTCACCTGGGCACCGCGCCGGCAGGCGGACGCCTGCCCAGCCCGATGATCTGGAGCTACTGACATGCGCCGATCCACCGTTAATTCGCTGCTGTTGGTTGCCTTGGGCGGGGCCTGCATTTACACGCTGAGCGCCTGCAGCACCGCCAACACCGTGGGCACCGCAGCAGGCAGCCTGGTGCAGCGCTACTGCGACACGCCGAAGGCTGGCCGCGCGGTACTGCGCCACACCATCGCCGCCAGCACCGCGCCAAACAAGATCCGCGTGGAGTGTGCCGCCGATGCCCTTTGAAAGTGATCTGGAGCTGCGCCACCACGCAGGGCAGGAACAGTGGGAGGTGATCCGCCCGCTGTTCTACGTCACCAAGGCCCGCCGCCGGGTAATTGTCCCGGTCGGCTACCGCACCGACCTGGCCAGCGTGCCGCGCTTCGCCTGGCGCATCGTGCCGCGCGATCACGAAGACGCGCGCCGGCCAGCCGTGGTGCATGACTACATCTACACCGACCTGACGCACCTTTACACCAAGGCAGAGGCTGACCGGATTTTCTACGAAGCCCTGCTGGAGGAAGGCATGCACAAGCCCCTGGCTTGGCTCATGTGGTGCGCAGTCCGCATCGGCGGCCGTGGGAAATGGAGCAAGTAATGGAGCTATCCGCCACAGCCGTCAGCGTGCTGCTGATGCTGATCAACGCGGTGCTGACTGGCGTGGTGGGCTTTCAGGTTTACCTGTTCAAGCAAGTCAGCGCAGCGCGCCGCGAACACCTCGAATTCCGCATTGAAGTGGCTGAACGCTACGTGCGTGCGGAGTACATCGACAAGGCCATGGAGAAGCTGGAAGACCGGCTGGAACAGCGCCTGGAACACCTTTTTAACCAACCACCACAACGGAAAAGATCATGAGCGAACGCACCCCTATTGCGCTGGAAATCGGTGACAAGGAATTCACCTTCAACCTGACCCCGGCCGACGTGACCAAGTACTTCAACGCCATCACGCAGAACAACAAGGTGGCCCCGTCCAACAACCTGCTGACCACCACCGTGGAGCCGGAGCAACTGGCCACCCTGCGCCCGCTGCTGGCCAACCCGATGCTGACCATGAAAGTGGCCGGCGCGCTGCTGGAAGAGTACGCACCGGACGTTGAAGTGACCGTAAAAAAGCGCTCGCCCGCGCTGACCGCCTGACCGAAGACGGCCTGGGCCAGCTAATGGCCCTGGTCGAACGCTGGCTACCTGGCGCACAGCCCACGGCAGACAACCTGGGCACCGCCAAGTGGCTGGAGGAAGAACACTGGCGCCGCATGGAGATTGCCGTAGCAAACGGCATCGCCAAGGCGCTGAACGGCTAACCACAGCAGGCACCCCATGACCGCAGCCGCCACCAACCACCTCGACTTTATCCTGCGCTTGGTCGATCAGGTGACGGCCCCTGCCGCGAAGGTCAGCAAGCAGCTGATGGACGTGGCCGAGGTCGGCAAAACCGGCTTTGTGCAAATGGGTGCGGGTGTGGCTGGCGTGGTCGGCACGGCCTACGCCCTGCAGGAAGCCATGGCCCCGGCGCTGGATCAGCAGCGGGCGCTGGGTGAAGTGAAGTCACTGGGCGTGGCCGAGGAAGCGCTGGACGAACTCAACCGCAAGTCGCTGGAATTCTCAGTGGCCTACGGCGAGAACGCCCAGGCGTTCGTCCGTTCGGCCTACGATATTCAAAGCGCCATCGCGGGCCTCACCGGTAGCCAGTTGTCGGCATTCACCAACGCTTCCAACGTGCTGGCCAAGGCCACCAAGGCCGACGCCGCCACGGTGACCAGCTACGTGGGCACCATGTACGGGATCTTCAAGAACCAAGCCGATGCCATGGGCAAAGCGGAATGGGTGGAGAACCTGGCAGGCCAGACGGCGCTGGCGGTGCAGATGTTCAAGACGACCGGCCAGCAGATGAGCGACGCATTCACCGCCGTGGGTGCCAACGCCACGTCGGCGGGTATCGGGCTATCCGAGCAGGTGGCCATCCTGGGCACCCTGCAGGCCACCATGGGCGGTGCCGAAGCGGGCACCAAGTACAAATCGTTCCTGGCCGGCGTAGGCGCGGCCCAGGACAAGCTGGGGCTGTCGTTCACCGACAGCCAGGGCCGCATGCTGCCCATGCTGGATATTCTCGACAAGCTGAAAGGGAAGTTCGGCGACACCTTGACCGTGGCCGAATCCGACGAGCTGAAAAAGGCTTTCGGATCCGACGAGGCGGTGGGCCTGATCAAGCTGCTGATGGCCGACACCGCAGGCTTGGCCGGCAACATGGAGCAGCTGGGCAAGGTCAAGGGTATGGAGCATGCCGAGAAAATGGCCCAGGCCATGGTCGATCCGTGGGAACGCTTCGGCAGTGCGGTGGAGTCCGTGCGCATCGCTTTCGGCCAGGCCTTGCTGCCGGTACTGAACCCGCTGATGGAACGCCTCGCAGGCGGTGCAGCCACGCTGCAACGCTGGGTGGTGATGTTCCCCAATATCGCCCGCTGGCTCGGCTACATCACGCTTGGCGTGCTGGGCCTGGTGGCCGCTGCCGGCGCGCTGACAGTGCTGGGCGGCCTGTTCACCGTGCTGTCGGTGCTGGCAAGCCCCATCGCCCTGATCGTGATCGGCGTGGTGGCCCTTGGGGCTGCCGTGGTCGCTGCGATCATCTGGTGGGATGACCTGAAAGCCGCTTTCGGCGACACCGCATGGTTTCAGGCACTGATGGTGATCATCACGCCCATCGTGCTGATGTTCAAAGTCTGGTGGGCGGTGATGGGCCTGCTGTGGCAAGGCGTGCAGCAGCTGTGGGCCTGGGGCGTGCAGTTCGTCACCTGGCTGGCTTCGTTTGAAGCTGCCGTGAGCGCCGGCAAAGCGGTGTGGGATGCCCTGCTGTGGGCGTTCTCCAACCTGTCGCCGTTCGCCATCCTGGGCAAGGCGCTGAAAGGCCTGATCGAGCTGCTGAACAGCATCCCGGGCGTGTCGATCGACACCAGCTTTTCAGACATGCCCGAGGTGCCCGGCGGCGTGGAGGCTATGAGCGCCGCAGAGAAGGCCAGCGCCGCGCAGAAGATGCAGCAGAGCATCAATGCAGCCATTCCCACCCTTTCGCCCAATCGCGCAGCAGCGGTGCCGCCAGGCGGCCTGCTGACGAGCATCCAGAACACCAGCAGCCAGAACAAGGGCACGCACATCGAAAAGATGGAGATCCACACCAGCAAGCCCATGACCCCGCTGGAGCTGGAAAACATGATGGAGATGAGCGCCGGATGAGCCTCTACATAGACCTGCTGATTCAGGGCAACGACCTGGCCCTGGATCCGTCGCGCCAGCCGCTGCTGGTGGACGACCGTTCGAGCATCGCCCAGGACATTGCCCACCTGATCCGTGAAAGCGGCCTGCTGGTGACCCTGGTGGCCGAGCGCGACCGCTTCCGCCAGCGCGACTGCATCCAGCAGATGGAGCTGCTGGTGGAAGCCGACGTGCGCCTGGTGCCAGGAACCGCGCAAATCATCGAGCAGGCATCCGGAAAGTATCTGGTGACCGCGCGCACTGTTGAATTTGGAGCCATTGAGGTGACCCTGTGACCGTAGATTTTAAGCAGGCGCTGAGTGACGCCGGCATTCCGACCACCGAAGCGGGCCTGCGCCAAGCCTGGGAAAGTGAGGTGGCCGCCCAAGGCAGTGCGCTGAGCAACACCAGCGCCTATTCGCCGTTTTGGCGCATCGTCACCGCGCTGGTAACCAAGCCCGTGCTGTGGCTGATCACCTTCATCAGCGGCACCGTGCTGCCGAACTTCTTTGTGAAAACCGCCGTGGGTGCCTGGCTGGACATGCTGGCCTGGGCGGTGAACGTCGAGCGCAAGGGCGCAACCAAAGCCAAGGGCGGGGTGCTATTCACTCGGCTGGCCGCTGGCGGCGCGCTGGAGGTGCCTTCCGGCACCGTGGTGCAGTCGGCTTCGATCAACGGCCACATCTACCAGTTGCTGACCACCGCAGCAGGCCAGTTCACCGATGGGATGATGCAGCTGGAGATCCCGGTGGAGGCGGTGGAAACCGGCAGCGGCTACAACCTGGCACCGGGTTATTACGCCATCCTGCCGGAACCGGTGCCAGGCATCGCCCAGGTGGCAAACGCCGACGGCTGGCTGACCAGCCCTGGCGCGGATCCAGAGCCCGACGACCAGCTGCGCCTGCGCGTGCGCAACCAGTTTTCCGCCGTGAACCAATGGCACACCGACGCGGTTTACCGCGCCATGATTGCCGCGTTCCCCGGCGTGCGCCCCGATGGGGTGTACTTCGAGCACGGCGCACCGCGCGGCCCTGGCAGCGCCAATGCCTACGTGCTGTTTGAAGCGGACGTGCCGGGCGAAACCTATCTGGAACAGATCAACGCCCACATCCGCGACCAAGGCAATCACGGTCACGGCGACGATCTGCTGGCCATGGTCATGCCGGAAACGCAGCACGCCATCAGCGTGGGGATCTGGCCGCGTTCAACCCTGACCGCTGAGCAGCGCACCACGCTGCAGGCCGAGGCCGCGCTATTCATCCGCGCCGCTTTCCGCGAGAGCACGACGGCCGACTATCAGCCGACGCTGACCTATCCACAGTCGCGCTTTTCATTCAGCCGCCTGGGCGAGGAACTGCACCAACAGTTCCCGGGCATCGAGTCGCTGCACTTCGACAATGCCGACATTGTGTCGCAGCTGACCATCCCCCGGATCCAGAGCCTTGAGGTGGTGCTGCATGATTAAGCTCGGCCTGCCTTTCTGGCTGGACGGCCCGGAGCTGGCGAAGCTCAAGGCCGCCGCACAAGCCTGGTGGACAAAAGTGGAAGGCTGGCTGCGCTGGCCACTGCTGCAGATGGACGCCGACACCTGCCACCTGACCATTCTCGACCTGCTGGCCTGGCAGCGCGATATCACGCGCTTCAAGGGCGAGCCCGAGGCCTTGTATCGGCTGCGGGTGAAGTACGCCTTCATCAACGCAGTGGACGCCGGCAGCACCGCCGGCATGAAACGCATTCTGCAGCGCCTGGGCGTGGGCTACGTCGAAATCGAAGAACGCCACCCCGACCGTGACTGGGACGTGGTGCTGCTGCAGCTGAGCAACACCCAGCTGGCCGAAAACCCCGAGCTTTTGCGCGTGCTGATTCAGCAGTACGGCCGCACCTGCCGCCGCTATGACTTCGTGACCATCACCCCGGTGGTGCTGCGCGTGGTCGCCATCGATTTCAACGACGACCAGCAGACGCTGGTCGCCAGCCTGTAGGAGAGCCCCATGGGTGCCAGCATTACCCTTGCCGGTGAAAGCCTGATTGCGCAGAAACAAGGCGCGCAGCAGATCCTCACCGTGTCCCGCTTCATCCTGGCCAATGTGCCAGGCCTCGACCCCAACGGGCCGGTGGATCGAGCCGCCGGCAAGCCTGCGGCCGGACAGATCGTCGGCACCTACAACGTGACCCAAGCCGGCTACGTGAACCCAAATCAGGTGGTCTACAGCCTGATGATGGGCAGCGATATCGGCGACTTCGACTGGAACTGGATCGGCCTGGAAACAGCCGAAAACGTGCTGCTGATGGTGGCCTACGTGCCAACGCAGCAGAAGCGCCGCAACATTCCACCGCTGCAGCTGGGCAACAACGTCACCCGCAACTTTCTGGTGGTTTTCGACGGAGCCCAGGCCCTAACAGGCCTGACCATCGACGCCAACACCTGGCAGCACGACTTCACCGTGCGCCTGGCCGGCATTGACGAACGCGAGCGCCAGAGCAACCGCGATATTTTCGGGCGGGCGTGCTTTTTCGGCAGTGCGCTGCAGTTGGAGAAAGTCGGGGCGGTGTATCAGCTCAAACCCGGCACCGCCTACGTGGAAGGCGTGCGCCTGCAGCGTTTTGCCGCGTTTCCCGTCGTGCCGCCGGCATTCCCCACCACCGCCTGGCTGGACGTGGCCCTGCAGCGCGAACTGAACGACCTGGTGGCGAGTTGGAGCGTGGTCTGGGGCGCAGGAAAAGTAGATTACGTGGACAACGCTGGCGTGCAGCACTACTGCGTGGCCATCGCGGATCTGCCGAACAGCAACACCATCACCGACAGCCGTCCGGTGGAGAACATCGCGGGGCCGCTAGTGGCGCACTTCGCCGCTCGCGTGGGTGATTACGTCGGATTGCGCGCCCGGGCGACGACCAAAGGTGACGTAGGGCTGGGAAACCTGCCAAACGCAAAAAGCGACGACCCCGCTACCGACAGTAGCGAGATCCTTGCTACCACCAAGGCAGTCAAAAACGCGACTGCACCGCTTAGCACCGGAATCGCGCCGGGGTCATATGACCTTGTGCAGGTGAACGAAAATGGCCACATCACCATCGGTAGCCGCCAGAAAGTAATCGGCCCGCTGGTTGCTGACACCGTGTTGACCGCAAACGACAGGGGGCTTGTCCTTCTCGATGCCAGCGCGGGCAATCGCGTGTTTGTGCTGCCGGTGGCCAATGCCGCACTGGGCGTTGTGGACTTGTACTTGCGGCGCGTGGACGCCAGCACAAACAGCCTACTGCTGACCGCCCAAGGCGGTGGCGCGATCATGCACCGACCGCTAAACGTGTCGGCAGGCAGTGGCAGCTATGGTCTGGTACACCAAGGGGAAACCCTGCACCTGCGCAGCGATCTAGTGGGCCGATGGTGGGTGATCGGCGATTCATCCATTCCAGCATCGCTTGCCCAGGCCATTGCCGGTACTGACACCCGCACCTTTATCAATCCCGAAGTGCTGTTGGCAATGCTGAACCGGCTTCCGTTCATCCTGCCGCCTTACATCTCGCCTTTGCAGTCGATCACCTTGGGGGGCGGCTACACCTTGCCACACGAACTGGATACCCAGCCCAAAAGCGTGATTGTGGTCGCTATTTGCCAGACCGCTGAACGCAACTGGCGCGAAGGTGACGTGGTGATGGTGCCGCCATTCTCGGACGCCTACACCGTATCGTCAGGCCTAGCCGTGTCGTTCGACAGCGAAAACTGCTACATCCGGATCGGCGCGCAATACCCCTTTGCCTTGCACGATCGGCTAACCGGCGCTGCCGGATGGCCAACCCCTGCACGATGGAAATTCCAAGCGATGGTGATTGCATGAGTACGCCATATATCAATTCAGACGGAAAATTCCTGGGCTGGTACGGTGAAGGTGCACGGCTTCCCGATGGGGCTTTAGCGGTGCCAGAAGGCCCCGAACACGCCGACCAGCGCTGGCTATTCCCTGGCTGGTCGGAGGAGTGGCTGGCAGACTCGCTGGGCCAACAAGTAGATCTGGCCGCAGACGATGCCCGAACCCAAGTGGTCGGCCATCCTGGGCGAACTGTGGAATATGAGGCCGCAGCCGAGGATGCCAAAGCGTTCAAGGACAGTGGTTATCCCGCAGATGCCGTGCCTGGCACTGTCGCCGCCGGCATGGTCGGGGGTATCAGCGCCCAACAGGCGGCAGACGATATTCTGCGCGAGGCTCAGCAGTACAAAGATGCACTGCTTCGGCTGCGCGAGGTTCGCTTGGCAGCGAAGTACCAGATTCGGCAGATGGTCGCCAAAGGGCAGCCGGACGAGGCACGCGCTTTGGCCAAGCAAACCATTGAAGCCATTCAGGCCACCGTAGCCGGGGTGGGCAATGCCCGTGGCTAGCTGGGCACCTGTGACCATGCGCTGGCCCGAGCAGGCCACCCAGTGGATGGGCGAGCTGTCGGCGGCCAAGGATCTGGCCGGCGGTGAGCTGGCCAGCACCGCCACACGCCTGGCAGGCCTGGACGGATTGGCCACCACCAACCCGGGGCCGGTCGGCGCTGCAGCACAGAGCGCCATTGCTGCCGGACGCGCGGCGCTGGCTGGGCAACTAGGTGAAGCACCTGCGTGCCTGGCGGTGACCCCATTCCAGAGCGGCATCGGCCAGGGGCGTGGCCACCAGCGCTTTCTGTCTGCACCCAACCTGCTGGTACAGCTGGCCAGCAAGCTGGTGGACAGCTCCGACTCCGGACGCCCGCAGGGGCCACAGTACGCGCTGTCGCTGATGTTCCTGGCCACCCGCTTTGACCAATTGGCCGACACCCTGTCGCGCTTCAACGCCCTGCTGCCTGTGCCTGATCTGGTGCGCACCGAACGCCGCGCCCGTCACCTGGCGAAGCTGGAGGCGGAAAAATGGGAGATGCCGAGCGCCGGCCCCTTGCCGCGTTGGGGTGCCCTGCCGCTGGAGCGCTGCACCGTGACCAAGGCCGCGAAACAATCCATGGCGGGCCAGTTGGCCGTGCTGGAGAGCTACGCCGCCGACAGTTCGCCACTGGCCGACCTGGCCGCACTGGCCGGTCGCAAGGCGGCCCAGCAACAAAGCCGTGATCAACAACTGGCGGATCTGCAGGCCCTGCTGGCCGACGGCACCGCCGACAACAACATGCGCGCCCGTATGATCGGCCCCGGTGACCCGTTCGAGCTGCGCACCGCCTTGCTTGAGGGTGACGCCCCTGGCCATGAGTGGGTGCTGAGTGCTGGCGTGGTGCTGGTGGGCTCGCTGGATGGGCTGAGCTTTGTCCGTGAATTGGTGGGCTTATGACCCTGCTACTGGATGGCAAGAAGGTTCGCGGCAAGGGGCTGAAAGTCTCTGCCAGCCTGCGCATCGAATCCGAAGATATGTCGGGCCAAACCAGCAACACCGACGCGGCGCACAAAGGGTTCAAGCCCAAGGTGCTAACCGTTTCGCTGATGATCCCCTTTGTGGATGCCACCGACCTGAAACAGCTGATGGGCTGGGCCGAAGCCACCGCAAGTGGTGGCCAGCGCCGCGTCTACCGCATCGTGAATGACACCGCCGCCACCTTTGGCGTGCGCCAGGTGGAGTTCAGCGACAACTTGACCGCCCGCGAGGACGACAGCCTGTCCGCCTGGCGGGTGCAGTTCACCCTGACCGAAAAGCTTTCAACCTCAGAGCGAGTGGAAACCCGTCGCCCGAGCAACCCGGTCAAGCAGCAATCAGCGCCGGGCCAGCCCGTGGCCAGCGCCGCCGCACCAGCCGCCGGCAACGACACAACCGCCGCCGCGCAACCGGCTGAGCTGACCGGCTTCGAGGCTGTACTGAAACGCCTGGACGAGTCGCTGGCATGAAACTGCACAAGGTGTTGAGCATCGCTGGCAAGGTCTACCCGCTGGTGAAAGACGACGTGCGGCTGGATCTGCGCAGCCCAGGCCGGGCCAGCTTCACCATCAAGGCCGAAGCTCCAGTGCGGGGCCTGGTGGTGTTCGACCTTGGCTACAACGAACGCGCCCTGCAGCGGCACTTCATCGGGCACGTGGAGCGCTGCACCCCGGCCAGCAGCCTAGAGCAGGTGCTGTTCTGCCGCGAGCTGACCAGCGTGCTGGCACTGCCCCTGCCCATGAACCTGCGCCACGTAGACATGCGCCAGGTGCTGGGCGAAATCACCGCCCGCACCGGCCTGCGCTTTCGGGTGCCAGACAAGCCTTATGCAAAGGTGAAGGCCCCTTACTTCTACAGCCTTGCCACCGGCTTCCAAGCCATGGATAGCATCGCCCAGGTGTTCGGGATCCCCGACTACATCTGGCAGCAGCAGGGTGATGGCGAGGTATTCGCCGGCAGCTGGGCCGACAGTTACTGGGGCGTACGCGAACCGCTGAACCTGCCGCAGGAATTGTTCGACAGCTATCAAGGCAACCAGAGCGCCACCGTGGCCGCCCTGCCCGGGCTGCGCCCAGGCGTATCAATCAACCAAGGCGAGCGCATCACATCGGTGACGCTTGCCAGCACGCAGATGGCCATCCGATGGAAGACGCAATCCAGCGCACAGTAGAGCGCCGCTTTCCCGAGCTGACCGGCGGTTACCACCTCCCCCGCTTCGGGCGGGTGGTGGCCGTGCCTGACGCGCCAGAGGATCAAAGCCTGTGCGATGACTTCCGCCCGCGCTACGCCGTGGACGTGGAGGTGCTGCTGCCTGACGGCGAGCCAGATCCGGCCCTGCCCATCCTGCACAGTCTGCCCCTACCAGTGCCAGGTGGTGGCCAGGAAGCCGGCATGTTCGGCTTTCCCGAGGAAGGCACCACCGTGGTGGTTTGCTTCGCCTACGGCCTGCCCCATAAACCGTACATTGCGCAGATCCTGGCCCACGGCCTGAGCCTGCCCCGCGTGCCCAAGGGTGACCAGCTGTGGCAGCACAGCGAGGCCTGCCAGCAACGCGTGGACGCCGACGGCAACTGGCTGCGCCAGACAGACGGGCGGATCCGCGACCAAGCCGTGGAGCGCCAGGTGGAGGCCCTGGACAACGCGGAGAGTTACCAGAGCAGCACCGTGGAAGTGGCCGACCATTCCACCGAATCGGTGGGCGGCATCAAGAAAGTGGAGGCGCTGGGCGCGCTCAAGCTGCTGTCGGGTGGATCCGCCAGCCTGGCCGCCGTGGACGATCTGCACCAAGCCACCGGGCGCGACCTGAACCTAGTGGTGGGCCAGAAGCACAACGCCACGGTGGGCGGCGATATGCAGGAACGGATCGAGGGTATCCGGCGCAGCATTGCCCCGCAGACCTGGCTCGGATCCGAAGGCGTCAACGTGCTGCAGGTGGTGTGCGATCTGATCGACCTAGTGCAGGCCATGAACACCCAGCTGGCAGCCCACACCCACGTGCCAGGGCCAACCCCAAGCCCCACAGACGCGGCGCAGTTCAACGCCAAGGCCGCCCAAGCCCTGCTGCTGGCAGGACAACTGAAACCCATCACCGCATAACGAAAAAGGGCGCTAATCAGCGCCCTTGTCATTCCTACCTTCGGTTTATGCCACCGACAGTTCCCGCAATGCAGCAGTGGCCAGGAAGCCAGAGCGGGAGGCGTAGCGGTGATCCTTCTTCACCATATCGTCAATCCGGTGCAGCAGGTTTTCCGGCAGGGTAGCGTTAAACCGAACAGCTTTACCCAGGTAGGGCGTCACGTCGAAATCGACCACAGCCCACACCCCGCCGGCATAGTCTGGATTGCCCATATGCACGTCTACTTCTTGCGCCTGAGGCAGCGCATCACCGTCAGCCACCAAACCTTCAAAGTGAAGGGCCAGCGCTTCCTGCGCATTTTCCAGAGCCTCCGAAACAGTGGCACCCGCAGAAAAGCAGCCCGGCACATCGGGCACGGTCACCCCATAATCCGAATCAGCGTCTTTATGCAGTACGACTGGAAATTTCATTGCTTGTACCTCTACCTAACGTTTCATTAAGGGGCTACGCGCTGGCAGTCCCAAACACCACAACAGGCCGAACAGTGAGAGGTGTTGCCGGCCTCACTTGAGGCCGGCGGTTTTCAGTATGTTGTTCAGCGTTCCCTTTGGTATCTCTGACTTTGGGTGTGGAACAGTCACCCTACCCGGCTTGTTTGGATGCTTGAACTGGTGGTGACTACCCTTCACTGCCACCTCGTACCACCCATCCGCCTCAATCAGCTCTATCACCTCTCTACTTCGCAT